TAATAGGTTATCTCGATAAGTCTTTAAGGTCATATTCGTGGTCCCGTACAGTTTCTGAAAGCTGGCGATACAGATTCTCTGCCATCGTCCATGTTGCTTCTGCTGCTGCAAGTCTTGTTTTAAGATCGTAGATGTCAGCTACAGATGCTGTATTTTTTTCTTCTAGTTTAAGAATAGTTTCTGAGTTAGCTGTAATAGTATCTGTTAAATTTAATACATACTTAATAGACGTAAAAGTTCCAGCTAAGATTGCAGCTATCACAGGCACAATAACTATATTTTTTTTAAGCCATGCAAAATTACTGGGAGCTGCTACCTCATTATTTAATACTAATGGTTTTTGTTTTCTCATTTTTATTTATCTAAACCACTCCTTAACCAATCCCAATATTTTTTAAAAGGTTTACAAATAGTTTTCCATATTTTTTTAATCATTTTTTTTCTCCTCAATTTCGTAAAAGAAATTATCAGTGTCTTCTGTTTTCCATTGACCTGTATCTTCTACATTCCATTCACTTGTTTGTACCTTCCAGTCAGGAATATTGTCCTTAACTGTAAAAGAAGGTAGGTCCCATATACATCTGTTGTTTGGCTGAGCCGCATAGTTGCCATCATCTAGGGCAATTATATGTGCGCACTTATGTTCGTGCGGGATTTCCGAATGATCGGTATCGAGGATATTAGCATCTGGGTGAGCCCAGTCAATAGTAAAAAGATAAGCACCGTGATGCCATTTTTTATCTTTACCTATGTACTTACCTGATGCGGCGCTTAAAATAGCCCAAGAAGTAACAGCAGGATGATAACTAAAAGAATTCCAAAGTTCCAGTTCATCAAGTCTACGAGTGGGAACAGACTCCGGTTGAAAACCACGTTGAATAAAAGCCGAAATTGGCAAACGATAAAAGATCGCACCGTTCTCCATAAGAGCATGCCATAAAATCGCACGGCCTCCCATAGATGTGATACCAAAGATGATACAATCTTCAACTTCTCCATGATGTTTTTTATTGTCATATAAAAATTCCTTTCTTATTTGTGCGTAAAGCGGGGGTATGTTTGCATTTAAGTAAGCCATAATCAACCATTTATTTCTCCCCAGTTATTACCTGATTCATAATCTACTTTGTTAGGGACTTCCAAAGTAACAGCATTTTCCATAATCTCAACTATTTTTTTAGCATGTTTTTCATCTTTAACACTTACACATAGTTCGTCATGAATTTGTATGTGAGCCACTATACCTTCTTTGTAAAGATCTAACATTGCCTTTTTTGTCATATCTGCAGCTGATCCTTGTATTAATTTATTTAAAGCTTTGTATGTAAAGGCTCTTCTAATCCCTGGTCCGTGTTCCTGCAGTGCATCTTCATGGGGTAATGCTTTATGCATACCGAATTGATTTGGTTCCCATAAATGAAACCTACATAATCTTCCAAGTAAAGTTCTAATCTGTCCACGTTCCTGTCCTCTGTTAGAAGCAGAATTCATAAGCTGTTTAACAAAAGGTACTTTAGCATGATACTGTTCAAATAGTTCTGTAGCCTTTTCTTTAGATACGCCAAGTTCGGCCTGTAGTTTTGCTTTACCCATTCCATAAAATAAACCAAGATTAATTGTCTTAGCTTGTGTACGAGGAATCTTAGCCATGTCTGCAACAACCTGGTGAAAATCTGTAGAAGTATCATTTTCATAATTATCTATAACATCGTTAACCGAGGGAAATTTATGTAAATATGCGTAATGGACTACTAGCCTAGGCTCTTGTTGAGAATAGTCAAAACAACCCCATCTATGGCCTTCCTCGGGTATGAAAATAGACCTAATCATAGGTCCAAGTTCCTTATTTCTAGCAGGAAGTTGTTGTAAATTTGGATTAGAATAACTGAATCTTCCAGTCACAGTTCCGCCTTGATCTGACCTTATTTGATTTATGTCTGCATGGATTCTGCCTTTATGTTCATGTTTGATTATGGTATCTATAAACGTAGTATGTGCCTTATTAGTCTCCCTAGCTTCAGCAATCATTCTTACAATAGGATGCTCATGATTAGAAATAAAATTTTTAGTAAAAGATGGAGCGTTTGATTTTGCAGTTCTTTCATAAGGTAAATTTAGTTTATCAAAAACTTTGGCAACGCTTCGGGCTGCCATTAGTTGAACTTCTATTCCTGTTTCTTTTTTTATGTTGTGGAGTAATTTTTCTTCTTTCAATACTAATGATTTCTTTAGTGTATGAGCTTTTTGAGTATCTACTCTTACGCCTAGGAATCTCATATCTACCAAACAAGGAAATAAATCCGTCTCAAGATTAAAAACCGATTCTATATCTTGTTGTATAATTTCTTTTTTAAATATCTGCCAAAGTTCTAAAGTTAACTCTGCATCTTTTTCTGCATAAGTTCCTACATGCATAGCAGGAAGTTGCCACATATCAGCTTTTGGATCTAAACCTCTAGACTTTGCTTCTTCATTTAAGGCAGATTCGTTTTTACCATGACCTAAATAATCCCAACCTAAAGAGTTTAAATCAAACCTAAATCTATTCTCATCAATTAAAGATGCAGCAATCATAGTGTCTACTATAGTTCCATTTATTTTTAATCCCATGGATCTAATCCAGGATACATCATACATAGCGTTATGAAATATTTTAACCGCGTTGCTTAAAAGAATATCTTTAAACCATTCTAGGGTACGTTTTTTATCCATGTTTGGCCCTGATCCGTGAGCAATAGGAAAATAAAATTTTCTACCAGGTACAGCTACTGCAATACCTACAACTTCTCCATTACCTACAATAGCACCACTACCTTTAGATTTTAAATCTGGATCTCTTGTTTCTAAGTCAATTGCAATTTCATCATACTGTCTTAAATCAGGATACTCTTCTGGTTCAATCCATTCTGTTTGAGCTTCAAATAGAGGTACTTTCATTTAAACCTTTCTTGTTGTAGTAATAAAGCATACTTCTTTTTTCATATTTAATTAATCTCCTTTTCATTACTTGATTCTCTTTGTAAAGTTTGTCCGCCCTTAAAACTGCAGCATCTAACTTTAATCGTAATTTTAAAAACATATTCATTTCTTTTTCTTATCATTTAATTTTAATTTTTCTAATTCACAGTAATGAATTATCTTATCTAGATCCTGAATTGCAGTTCCTTTAAACAAATACCTACAGACATACTTCACAACACAACCTTGAAAAAATGAAAGATTGTTTTTTGAAATAAACTCATAAGGTTGGATAGGAAATTTTTTATAATGTGATCCACCAATTTGTCTATCTTGTGGAAATGAATCACTAAATATATCTTTGTTGGTCATAACTGATAGCCTTTCCTTTCTATTTTTGCTCTCATTAAATATAAATTTCTTTTTGCTCTCGTGCAACCTACATACCATACTCTGTGCTCTTCGTCACGTTTTATTACACTGTTAGAAGTAGCTTCTCTTATTTTTTTAGCATTATCCAATACTAAAATTACATTCTCACACTCCCCACCCTTAGCTGCATGAATAGTAGATACTTTGACTCTAGCTTCATCACTTAATTTTTCATGATTAGATAACAATAATCTAATATATATTTTTTCATCTGCTGGGGCAAAATCAAAACACTCATACCATTTTAAATCTTTTTTAAGTTCTCTGTTTCCCATGTACTCTTTAATATCTTCGATGTCTGGTTCAGAAATGTTTTCTCCATTTAACCACTTAGTGTGATTTATGATTGACTTGTACAATTTAGTGTTGTAGCTTTTTCTGTTTTTATTTTCATAATATAATCCCTTAACTTTTAATAAATTACAAATCTCTTGAGCTCTAGAAAGAGTTCTAGTAAGAATCAACCACTGACCTTTATGTAAATCTATATTATCTAAACTATTGATTTTGCTACATAAACCTTCTTCATTTCTTGATCTATAATTTTTAACTGCTCTAAGTCCTTGTATTCTTTCGGTAATAACTTCTGAAATTTCTTGTACTGCCCTGGGTATTCGTCTAGATTTTGACAATACTTTTTCTTTTGCTGGTTCTTTTATAAATCTATCTACATCAGCACCGGCCCATCCATAAATTGCTTGATCATCGTCTCCAGCTAAGTAAACATTTTCCGAGTTACGCTTCAGCATGTCGTAAAGTTCCCATTGAATAGGAGAAAGATCCTGTGCTTCATCAATAAAAACTGTGGTAAATTTTGGACACAACTCTGGCTGTGCTGTAAACTTTTTAATCATATCTGAAAAATCAATTAGATTATTATTTTTTTTATATTTTCTATAGTTTACTTCTATGTGTTTAAGTAAGTCTGGTTTTACATTTGAAGAATGTTCACCTGTACAATACTCGTCCCAGGCAGAGATTCCTTTTTCTTTGGCTTTTAAAATAACTTGAAAATATTCATTATCACAACTTAAATACGGAGATGAATCAGAATCTCTTTTTGCATTAACTCTTATACTTAAAATTTTTCCTAAATCATTGTAATGATAATCCTGCATAACGTTTTCTTCCTTTAATCCTAATCCATGAAAAGCTAAAGAATGTAAGGTTTGAAAATAATGTAGTTCTTTTTTTTTATATTGAGGGTTTTTTAAAAGCATTCTATCCTTTGCTTCGTTAGCTGCCTTTCTTGTAAATGCAAAGTAGCCTATACTTTTAATAGGAGTCCCTATTCTAATATAGGCCATAGCTCTTCTAATTAATTTTTCTGTCTTACCCGTACCTGGCGGACCATATATTTTAGTTACTTGATTCATTTTTAGGTTTAAATGTGTCTACAATCTTTCCCTTATAGTTATAGGTTCCGTGATGTCCTATCTCTGAATTAACAGTAGCGTACATTTTAATACCTTCATCTTTAAGTAAATTACAAAAACTAACATCTTCTCCAGACCATGTTCCTGTTTTAGAATTAAAAGTATTTTCCCAAAAATTATATAAATATTGTTTGGCCCCTGCACTTATAACTTCCTCATTGTTTATTTTTAAGTGAGGATTTTTTTTCATTAATTTTTCATAGACCGATCGATGAATTAAAGTTAAACCCGCTGGACCTCCTGTTATTTCTACTAATCCTTTTTTATCTATATTAATATTTTGAAAATCTTTAAATGCAACAGAGTATTTTACAGAAGTATCGGCTGTTTTTTTTCTGTAAGGAGCACACACAAAATCTTTTTGGGCTAAAATTAAACCTCCGGCTGCTTCAGGTTCAAATTCAACATCAGCATCTATAAATAATTGATAGTCAAATTTTGATTCTAAAAACATAGCTGTTAGAATATTTCGTGCATAACCTACGTATGGACATTTGTAGGTACTTATTTGTGTTGGTATTTTTGCAACAGTTGCTTTATCAAAAAATTTTAATAAAGATAAACAGGTTGCAACTTGCATTGTGTCGTAGCAAGGCATTGACACAAAGATTTTAGGTGGTTTAGTACTCATAATATATCCTCTCTTTTTTTCATTGGCAGTGTTTCAATTTTATTTTCCTCTCTTGGAAAATATGACATTGATATTTTTACGCATCGCACGGGATTGTGGGATTTTTTTTCTGTTTCTTTTTTAGGGTATCTTTTTAAATCTCTAAGTTTTGAATCATAAATATCTATCATCATTTGACCTGTTCGATCTATTTTTGATTTCCATTCTTTATTTTTTAAATAATCATAAAAAGGATCAAATACAAAATAAGCATACCCATCGTCAATTAATATACTACCACTTCTAAAAGATGCATCACTTACCGCAGGAACACCATAGATATGGTCTTCTAAATGTTTATGTAAAATTTCTCTTGGTGATGTACCAGGGGGAGCTTTTTCTGTTTTCATTCCTTGCCAAAGAACATCTAAAACAGTTTGCATATCATCACCTTTTATTCTTGGAGGTGGAATAGGGGTATGTGCTCCAATTAATCTTCTTAATTTTTCTTGATCCATAATATAATTTATATCTCTGGCTATAATCTGTTGAGTTTTTTCTCCCTCTACTTTGTCATTGTAATGAACAGTAAATCTAAATTCTGGTTCTGGGGAATAATCTATTTTAATTAACGCTGAAAGAGCTGGAAATTTTTTTACTTTATCAGAGGCTATACCAAATTTTCTTTTTAAACATTCTGATTTAACACACATACTAACAATAGGTTCTTCTGAACAAGTATGACCTGCGGTATCTTTTTTGTACCCTTTAATTTTTTGTTTTACTTTTTCGTCACCCCATATATTGTCATAAACAATATAAGTTCTAGCACCTTCTAAAAGTTTTTGTTCCCAATTATCTGGGTATTTCTTTTTAGCAAAGACCATATAGTTATAAATAAACCTATCTCTATAATCATCTAGTTTAGATTTAGAGAGTCTTTGTAAACAAACCGGTCCATCAATAAATTCATCAGCACCACCTGTTAATTCTAATCTCATTAATTCAGTTGCAAATTCTTCTATCTCTTCTTTAGTTTTTGTATTGGATTCCACAACTTTTATAAATTGCTCAAAAGTAAACTCGGAGCCATCTAAATTTAAACCTACTCTCTCATTACGATTGTAATAAGGTAGATTAATAAAATTACCATTAATTGGTTTGCTATCCGACCCTATTCCTAGTTGAGTTTGTTTAGGAAAGATTTCTGTAGAAGCTTTTAAACTAAATGTAAATAAAAGTTTATCTAAAAAATTTCTAACAAAACTAGCTTTTACGGGTTCATTAAAAAATACATATATATGAAGACCACCACTTTTAGATTTAACTGGAATAACTGGAATTTTTTTCTTATCTATAATTTCTAAATATTTTCTAATATCAAAGTTTGCATACTCATCAGAATCTATATCAATAGCACCAAACCTAGCTACTCCTTCATCGTTGCATGGTTGTATACCAATAGATTTTTTACCGTTTAAATGATCTATGTAATCTGAGTCTTGAAGTTCTTTCGCAGCCCATCCATATTTAAGTTTTAATTTACCCGTAGAAGGATCTTTGTATGCAGAAGTTATATCTGCATAACCATAATCTCTTTTAAGACCACTAAATATTTCTATGTATTTTTTTTCCATCTGTATTGTTTAAAGGGCAGCTCCACTCTCGCATCGCCGCCCCATGTTTAAACATTCCCCTTAAGGAATTTTAGTAGTGAGCGGGTCCGTCTGTAGATTTTGCCGGATCCTCTTCACCATGCTTCACTTGAATATCTCCTTTAGAGATACTTTCAGCAAAAGTTTTGGCTTGTTGATACATACCTGCATCTTCAATTGGACCATTTTTAGTCACTTCCCAACCAAACCATGTACCTTTATCGTTAGATTGTTGTACAGTTTTTAATTGATAAATGTGGCTAAAACATACCGGGGTAAATAAACCATTTTTTCCCTGCATTTTGATGCTCTGCATCATACTATTCCATTTTCTACTAATTTTTAATTGAGTAGATTTCATAGCAATCAATGCAGTTGTTGGTGAACTACTGCCTACTACTACAAAGTGTTGTGCGGTTTTTTCAATATAATTACCATTAGGTAATCTATCTTTAAAATCTCCACCTCTTGTAGTTTTAGTCATGATGTCACTAGATGAAGGATAAATAGTTACTGGAGCACCAGATCCATCTTTTCCTCTATCTTTCCACTCAACGTATTCGAGTTTGTAGTAACATGGAATCACTGGGACTCCTTTTTCACCATTGAAGAGTTCACCTGTTACTGAATTAAAAATCATTCCAGGTTCTGCTCCTTCAACATACTTACCATCTCTCTTGTTTACTTCAGGAGAAAGTTGGCCAAGTATTTTAAGAAATGGTAACGCAAGATCTTCTTGAGTTATCACTCCAGTTTGTATGCCTGCATCTGCTTCGAACATAACGTTCGTAGACAAAGCAGTATTTTCTTTTTTTATTGGTTCTTTGTTCATGTTTCTATTTCCTTGTTATTTTGGTTCGGCTTCCTGCGAACACATTAAATAGTTCCGTGGGCATCTCTTTTCCAGATTCGAGACGCTCACGAACTAACGCTTTAAGTGTCATGGGCTCAACCTTTAACTTCTGGACTGGTTGATATCCTTGACCTTGTGCAAGGCCAGCATATTCTGCTGCCTTGTTATCCTCGTTACGACCAAAGGAAACAGTAACCTCATTTTTAATAAGATCACCCAAGCCGTTGTTACGAAGCCAGTTAAATGCTTCTTCTTTCTTTGCGATAGAAATTGAAGCACCATAGACGGGTTTGCATTCTACTCCTGCACCGTCTGCTAAACTAAATTTTGATATGTTCATTTCTGTCATCATTGTAGGAATAACTTCTCCTGATAACACATCCATATCACCTTTTAATTCTTTTAATTCTTTTTCTTTCAAAGCTAACTTGTCTTCTAAGTCTCTTAACTTAAGGACTTGTTGTGACAGTTGTTTGATATCATTGGTCTTTGCGTTTGCCAACGAATCTATTTTGTCTTCTTCAAAGTTTATACTCATATATTTTTACCTTTTTACCTTTCTAGTAGTTATTAATTTTTGTATTATAATTCCATAATATCCTATGTCAAGCTTAATCTTCGACGTTTCCTTTTTCATATATATTAATTTCTATTGGATAGTACATTTTTTCTTGTCTGTCCCATTTAAGTAAGTTGTATTTACCATTTGTCATGTTAGATACTATAGAAGATGCAACACTTATTATTGCAGGATCACCTGTAAGTAATAAAAAATCTTTATCTGTATAATCTTTTAAAAGTTTTCTTAATTTAAAAATTAAAGGTCCAGGAGATAAAATGATTTGAGAATGTTCAGGTAATAAAGTTTTTAAAGTACCGTACTTTTGTGCCCCCATAATATTAAATTTAGGTGCTCCAGCTTTAGTACCAGGTAATTCTTGAATAATGTATACTGTATTTTCCATAACTTTCCTATTGACTATAGCTATAGTGTTGTGATAGCTTAGTCAATAGAAAGAAGAATTATTATGAACTATAGATTTAAAACAAAACCATATGCTCATCAACTAACTGCGTTAAAAAGATCATGGAATAAAGAAGTATTTGCTTACTTTATGGAGATGGGTACAGGTAAATCTAAGGTACTTATAGATAATGTATCTATGCTTTATGACAAAGGTAAAATTAATGGATTACTTTTAGTTGCCCCTAAAGGTGTTTATAAAAACTGGTATGATTCGGAAATTCCTATTCATATGGTTGAACACATAGATAAAAAAATGGTTTTATGGCAAGCCAATATTACTAAATCTCAACAAAGGCAATTAAATACTTTATTTGAAACAGGAGAAGATTTACACATTCTTATTATGAATGTAGATGCTTTTAGTACATCTAAAGGTGTGGAGTTTGCCGCTAAATTTTTAAGATGTCACAGAACATTAATGGCTATAGATGAATCTACAACTATTAAAAATCCTGATGCTAAAAGATCTAAAAATATATGTTCTTTAGGTCGTCACGCTGCATATAGAAGAATACTGACAGGTTCACCTGTAACTAAATCACCTTTAGATTTATATAAACAATGTGAATTTTTAGATGAAGGTTTATTAGATTTCACATCTTATTTTGCCTTTAGAACTCGTTATGCACAATTAACTACAATGAGACTACCAACTCACAGTGTTCAAGTTGTTACAGGTTATAAAAATTTAGGAGAACTTTCAGAAAAAATAACTACATTTTCTGAACGTATTTTAAAAGAAGATTGTTTGGATCTACCTGCATACACTTATCAAAAAAGAATTATTCAGTTGAGTCCCGAACAAAAAAAACTTTATGATCAAATGAGTAAAGTAGCTCTTGCTCAAATGGAAGGTAAGTTAATGACTACCTCTACGGCTTTAGTGCAATTAATGAGACTCCAACAAATTACTTGTGGTCATTTTAAAGCTGATGATGGTACTCTTAAAATAATTAAAAATGAAAGAATATCTACTTTAATGGATATAATAGAAGAGGTAGAGGGTAAGGCTATCATTTGGGCCCACTGGAGACACGATATAGCTTCTATAGTTAAAGCTATTGAAAAAACATATCCGGGTTCCGTGATGACTTATTATGGTTCCACTTCGACTGCAGACAGACAAAAGGCCATTAAAGAAATACAAGACCCGAAATCTAAAGTTAGGTTCTTAGTAGGTACTCCTCAAACAGGTGGGTATGGAATTACTTTAACAGAAGCTAATGTTATGATTTATTATTCTAATGGTTATGATCTTGAAAAAAGAACTCAAAGTGAAGCTAGGATAAATCGTATTGGTCAAACTAGAAAAATGACTTACATAGACATCATTGCTGAAAAAACTGTAGATGAAAGAATAGTAAAAGCTCTTCGTAAAAAAGTTAATATAGCTAGTGAGGTAATGGGTGAAGAATTAAAAGCTTGGATTTAAATATCTACCAGGCCTGTCTCACGATTTAAGTATTTGTATTCTATTTTACTTACATTAAAATCTTCTCTTATTTTTTCGCAAATATCTTCTACATTAAACTCACCACAACTATAAACATCAAATTGCATTAATGCTGGTTTAGGTTCATCCCAAATATGCATAGCGATATGTGATGTTTCTATAATTGCTACTGCTGTAATACCTCTGTTACCAGGCATCTTACAGTATTTAACATAAGGCCCCATAAATATTTTCATATTAATAGACTCAACAAATTCTTCAAACCAATGCTTAAGTTCCATTTCATCTGTAGGTGGTTTTTTTATTTCAGCTCTAATAATTAAATGTTTGTGTACAAGTAAACTATTTTTCATTAGGTTTCGCTAACTGTTTTGCACTTAATACGAACCTGAATTTTTGCCCTGTTAACTAATTGTTCACCAACTTCATCTAATAGTTTTAATGAGCGCAAGTGACCCGCATTGACACAATCAAAGTGTGTATTGAATAGAGGATTTTGATTTATTTCAGGCATACAATCCATCTGTACTACACTACATAATTGTAAAATTAAAACAAATTTTACCATTGTTATACTGATGTATTTATAAGGATTGCAATTATTATTCCTATTGCTCCACCAACAATCATTTTTTCTAATCGAGCAATTCTTTCTTTTACTTCTTTAATTTGTTCAAACGTTTGCTTTTGCATAATTCTGCAAAGTTTTTCGTGGTCCTCGATTCTTTGTGTTGCAGACTTTTTCATTATTCTGTGTCCTCACTCATTGGATCATCATAGTTTCCTTGAGCATCCATGTTTGATGTATCATAGCTAGTGTCATTGTATGTTTGAAAGTCGTCATACATAGGCACATTTCTTAGTGAAATTTCTCTGGCCGCATTTTCTTGCAATTGTCTAAGTTCCTCTTGTTGTACTACATTTTCATAAAAACTTAATTTATCAGTTAGAAATGGATCTAAATCTCCTGGACGAGCATTTAATTTATTGATTTGATTCGCGGCATATTTATTATAATCTCCAAAAGCAGAAACTGTATTAATGCCGTAAGGATCTTTTCCAAGCATATTACCACCTGAATCACCATAGAAACTTTTTAAATTTGGATTACCTGATACAGAATAATTTAATCTGTTGAATGCATCAACAGGACTGTCCCCTTCAAACATTTGTCCAATACCCGAAGCTACTGTTCCTATAAGAGGGAAACCTGTAAGATACTTACCTACAGCGTTAATACCTGTTTTTGCAGGACTAATAATATTGTCTTGAGCAAGGCCTTGTATTGTTTCAACACCTGGTACTCTTTGTAATGTTTTTAATATGCTCATAATTATACTTTAAATACCTTATCTACGTAATCTGCTTTTTGTGCAGTATTCATTTTGTTATAGTTAATTCCACCTAAATATCTAGACCCTAAATTAGCATTAGCCATTACTTGGCTACCTGTGTTTGCTACTTGTGGAGATACAGCTACGTTTTTTCTATTATCTACAGGTAAAACTACAGGTGTTTCTATAGTTTCTCGAGTACCTAAACTTGAAGCTTTAGCTGGTAATTCTTTTAATGAGAATAAGTCTGGACCAATAGATAAGTTCATACTTTCAATAAAAGTATCTAAACCAAAATCTAAATCAAACCCATTATTGTCTCTTCTTAAAGATTGCCATGCATCATTTACAAGGTCCATAGAAATTTCATAACTTAAAGATGCTCCTAAATTTTCTTGTTCTAATCTTTGAATAGATGATTCTAATCTAGATTGACTAGGCGTAGGAGATACAAATTTTCCTCTTAAGATAGCATTAACTCTATTTTTATTTCCTAGACGTTCCATTAATATTTTTCTTATCTCACTACTAGATACCCCTAACTCTTCAGCGGAGTTCACAACATTTCTTAAATTTCTTTGAGATATAAATGAGTTCTTCATCCACTCTTGAAAGGCAGCTACTTTTCTTTCGGGAGAAACATTTGTTGAGTAAGCTAAACTACTAAATTTTTGTGAAATATTTCTTTCATCTTTTCTGTAAGAAGAAATAACGAAAGGCATACTTTGTTTAGGTTTAATGGTTTGTACTCTTAAACCAGACATCAATGCTACTATCTCATCCTTAGTATTTCTTGAACTACCATAATCTGTAAATTGTCCGCTAGCTCCCTGCCATATTTTTTGTGCTGAACTAAAACCTCCTGGATTTAATCCACCTATAATATGTTCTAAACTTCTAGCCAATTTTTCTCCGATGGGATCAGTTTCTCTATATATTGTTTTACCATTTGGAGTTTTACCACCTCTTCCAAGTATAGAACTAACATCAGTAAATCTTTCTACACCAATAGACTCAGCAATAAATGGAGCAAAAAATTCTCTAAAAGCACCTGGATTTTTAGTAGTTCCAATAAGTGAATTAAAAGCTATAGTACCTGCATTGTCTTGATTTAATTCTCCTCTACCAAAGGCATTAAGGACAGCATTCGCTGGTCTTACTAAATAATCATAAGGATTAGAATAAGAGAAATTAAAATATTTAAATTCACCATTTGCATCTGGAGAACTTAATGGAATTAAAGTTGCATTCTTTTCATATTTAGGAACAAAGCTTCTTGCGCTTTGCATCATTTCATCGGTTACTCCTGTAATTGATTGAGCTGTTCCACCAATAACTGTACCTATTCCACCGAAGGTTGCAGTTGATCCAATTAATCTACGAGCTCCCATTTGTCTAATGTAAGGGTTGGTGCTAGTTAATTCTCTTGCACCTAAAGTAATTAAATTTCCACCCGTTCTTAAAATCTCGGCAGGAAAAGCTATAAAGTTTCCTAAAGGTAAATCTCTTATGGTTTGTATAACTTTAGGAACTTTACTGTAAGTTGGGATAGTGTTAGTCACCAAATAAGCGGACACTTCTTCTAAAGCTTCTTGAGCCGTTTTTTGTTTTCCTGAAATAGAACTAATCTCAATAAAATCTTCTTTAGCTACTGTTTTGTACCAGTCTCTAACTTGAGCTAATACTTTAGTAGGTACTGCTTTAGGATCACCAAATGCTTGTTTTAATGCAGACTGATAGAATCTGTCTGAATAAACTTTCCAAATATTATCCCCACCTTGGTACACATCAATAAATTTTTTAACAGTAGGATTTTTCATAAAATCTTCAATATTTAAAAGACCTTTAACTCCTCGTTCAGCTAAACGTTTCATCTCATTAACTTGAATACTTTGATCGATGACTCCTCTAGTTACACTGGAATCCATCCATTCATCAAACATTTTAGGATTAAATGTTCCACTTTGGAATATGTCTTCAAATGTATCTCTAAATGCTTGTGATACAGAAGCACGGCCACCAATCAAACCGCTAGCTAATGGAAAGAAGGATGCAGTAGATACGTTTCTTACTTGAGTCATTGGTGAGAAAATTGTTTTAGAAATTTGACCACCAGCTTTAAATTTCATTAAATTAGAATAAAAGGGCACGTCAAATAAATTATCAAAATTACTTTTAACTCCTTGAATAGCATTCGCAATTTCGGGTAGTGTATAATAAGTATCTGCTTGAGCTACTTGTCCTTCTTTAGGTTTTCTTAATTTTTCATTTCTAAAAAATTTAGAGTCTAATGCAAAGTCATCTATAGAATTAATACCTGCATTGGCACGAGCTGTAACTTTTACTAAACGAGTTGGATCAATACCTCTCTTTAAGACATCTTGATAAGTTGCATCGTCTGTTAGAAGATTTTTAAATACTAAACCATTTTTCATCCATTGATCTTCTACAAGATCAAAATATTGTCTTTGATAAACCTGTTTATTGTTCCATATAATTGTGTCTAAGACAGGACTAAAATCATTGATAGCTTCTTTTTGACCTTTAGGAGTAGATAAAAAATTTTTAATTTCATTAGAAACATCATCTACTTTTTTTACATCTCTACCAATTGCTTTACCTATTGCATTAAAGTATTTAGCTGGATTAGCTCCTGCATTAATAACTGCACTTTTTAAACCGTTCATTCTAGTTTTAACTTCAGCGTCTAATAATTCATTAAATTTAGTTTCTTTAGCATTTAATTTTTTATTACCTTTTAATTTATTTCTTAAAACACCTGCTTCTTTTCTAGAAATATTTTTAGGTCTCATGTTTTGATTTAAAAGAATAGTATTTTTTAATTCTTTTTTTGCTCCTGCCGCAGCTGGTCCATTGACATCAAATTCAAATTTTTTATTATTGAAAGAAGCTAATCTTTGTTTAAAAAAGTTATCAGCATCATTCATTTTTAAACCTGCTAATGTTTTAAAAGATTTAATTGGAGAGTTACCAAATAAATTACCCACTAACATATTAGACTCCTTTAACATTTCTTTAATTTCTTTAGCCTCACCTCTTACTGAAGGGTTCACTAATTTTAATTTTTTAATAGCATCTTTTTTACCAACAGCTTTAATATATTCTGTTATCTTATTTCGTTCTCTAGTAAGATCATCGGTAATGTTTCGGTAGCCGGGATTAATGTTTTTAAGATTAGTTACATTCTTACCTAATAATTTAATGTCAGGAACACCATCAAAAATATTTCTTTTAAATTTAGAAACTATGTCATAAAGTTTGGTATTAATCATTTCATCTTTACGATTAAATTTTTTATTAATGGCCTCTAATTTTCCTGTTACTTTATCTCCTTCATTTTTTAATCCTTTAGTCATCAATCCTGCGGAACCAAAATATTCTTTTAATTTACTTAGTTTTCCAGCCACCGCTTGCCCAAAAGTTCCACCTTTAGTATTAAAAAAAGCCCACTGGCTCGGATCAGGTATATCTAATTTTTCATATAACTTATCTTTAAACTCAGCTTTTTTCTCTCCTGCTCTTTTTACACCTTTAGTTAAAAAACTACCTCGAGTTCCTTTTCCTGCTATTGCTACAGTTAAAGGATTTAAAATTTTACTATCTAAAGTTCTAAATACAGCACCTGCTGCTGGATCAATTACTTTATTATACACAGGCCCTAAAAGTTTTTTACCTATTGCTCCTGCAACAGGTAACATTGCAATTGTTCCACCAATTACTGCACCTTCAGCTCCAAATTTTAATTTTTGTTTCATTTTTTCTACGGCTAATTCTTTACCTGTAGCGGATGCAAGATCTGGTGTTTCTGTAATTCCAAGCATGTCAGATAAAACAACATTTTTAGTAGGTACACTAACTGCAATATCAGTTGCTCCACCTAAAGCTCCCCAATAACCAGCTCTTCGTGCAATCTCTGTACCTTTAGCTCCTATTGTTGGAAGACTTGATAGCGCTGTAGTTTGTCCAGCTTTTTGTAAAAGAGGAATAGCTCTACCTATTTTGGATGCTATTCCTAATGGCACACCAAATTGAGTTATGGTCTGAACAATTTGTCCAAGACCTGTTTTAGCTTCTATATTTAAAATGGGTGTTGAATCAAAAAAAGCATCTATTCTTCCTGTAAGATCTTTGTCAGTTAACATATCAAAAGGTAATACACCTAATGTAATTAAACCTTGTAATGCATCGCTAATACCTCCCACAGGAGCTCTAAATAAATCTAATGCATAATCACCAATAGTTGTTTCACCTTGAGGGGCTGCTGCAACATCTTGCGATTCTGAAAACACTGGAAGTTGAGATAGCTCTTTCCAATCCATGGAATCCCCCTATGCTAATACCGATGGCGGTAATATTAGATTAACTCCATACTTGGTATTAAATTGACCAACATCTTGTTGATTAGTTAAATAATAAAAATCTTGTAAAGCTTCTTTGCTGTTAGCTAATAACTGTACGATGTCATCTGTTATTTCTTTAGGTAATCTATTTCTTAAAGTAGAAAAATCCATTACTGGAACTTCTTGCATGGGTTCTACATTTTCTGCAGCTGTTACTTCAGTTGCTTCTATTTTTTCTGTTCCTGTAGGGGTTACAATACTTTCATCCACTACACTTACATCAGTTTCTCCTGTTTCTGGAGTACCAATTGCTCTTTTAACTCTACCACCGTCTTGTAGATATTCTGTAAGACCATAAGCTTTAATACTATCTTCCATTCCTGCAAGTTTCATTGTTATAACTAATTTTTTCAACTCTGCGTTAGCGGCATTAATTTTTTCTTGAGCACCTCTTATCTTTGATCCTTTAAATTTTTGAAGTGTCTCTTGAAGCTCTGTGATTCTACCTATGCCGTTGGTTTGCATAAAATTTGCTTTTGCAACTTCTTGATTAGGATTAGGAGTTTCTATTGTTTTTGGTTTGTAAACTACTTCGATAGCTTCAAGTTCTAAATCTCTTTGAGGTCTTTTATCTCCTGCTTGTCTTTTTAAAGTTACGTATGTTTCAACTTGTTTTTGTTTATCATTCTTTTTACCATTTGCTAATTCAGTCGCTTTATAACTTTTGTATGCAGTTAAGATTATAGCCTTGTCTTGTTTCTTCTGTTCTTGTAATTCTTTTAATGCTAAGTCTCCTCCTACATCTAATTTATCTTTTATTGAACCTGGAGTTCCAACTACTTTAGCAAGTAGTAAAGCTTTCTCACCTTTACTCATTCCAGTACTTTTTAATAAATCTTTAAGAACATCTACTTCATCACTAATTGCGTCTTTCATAGAAAGTTCGCCTGTTAATGGTTTTTCAATTTCTTTAGGTTCTGGTTTCTCTCTTTTAATAACTTCAATTTCTTCTTGAGTAACAGTTTTTCCTGTGTTGGTATCTGTGATCCTGCCATCATCCATAGTAACAAATCTTCCTTCAGTTACTCCAGAGAACATTCCCTTTTGATCATCGTCGTATATATTTACATCTCCTATCGGAGTTTCTGCTGTTCTTGTTATAGCATTCGTGCTTCCGCCAGGTTTCATAAATCCAAACCCCGTGTTAGTTGAAAAGAAAGGTGCATCTGGTTTTAAGAAAGGTGAAACATAATTCTCATCTGTGTATCTTGGTCCTGCAAGTCCTTTAAAAAAATTACCAAGGCCTTGACCACTAGGAGCTGATCTCATTTTTAACACATTAGGCTGACCATCGGCATTTCTTGATACTCCAAAATTAGGAAAACCCATATTAGCATGAACTCTATTAGTTAGTTGAGCTATTCCTGTAGGTCCGCCTCTTTTAAATGATGGTCTTCTATAATACACTAGCCTTTTCCTCCAAAAATACTTCCTAGACCATAAGCACTTAGTCCAGCTGATAACGCTTGAGATAAAGGTCCAACACTTTGTCCACCACCCATACCTTGATTAGTAGTAGTAACTGGAACTCCTCCAGCTTGACTTGCTATACCTGTTCCAAATGATTGAATTCTATTTAAAGGTTCACTATAAGCTAATTGATTTTGTTGTTGATTAGCATCTAGTAAAGCTTGTTGATAAGCTAAATTTCCTGTTCCCGCTGCACCTAATCCTTGTATACTTGATGCTGCTAAAGAAGGTTGTAATGATGCTAAATTTCTTTGTTGTTCAAATCCTTGGTTCGCGAGTTGATTTGCTTGAGTAAATCCTTGACCTAATAATTGTGCTTGTAGAGCTGCTCTATTTCTTGCTGCATCGGATGCATACTGAGCTTGAGCCACACCTTCTCTACCACCACCGAAAGCTCCGGCATTGATAGCGTTAGCTGCTAGCTGCGGTACACCTTGTGCAGTTGTTTGATCAAATTGTGTTAGTGTTGTGTCAATAATATCTTGTTGATAAGGCGACATAAATTGTTGATAAGCGGCAGGACCTGAGTATTGACCTGCTTGAGTTAAATAAGGTTGGTAACCTGCAACACCTGTTCCAGCTGCTGCACCTGTTACAGCACCAGTTGTTTGATCAAATGTTAATTGACCTAAACCACCTTGTGTAGCTGCTAACTGTTGAGCTTGTTGTGTTAAAGGGTTTTGTCCTGCAATCTGTGGTCCAAGTTCCGATAGCGTTGGTACACCAGTAGAGCCAGGAGCTCTACCTACTTGTTTTGTTAATAAATCTACGTAATTTTCTTGAGCCGCTTCTAAAAAAGGAGCTCGTCTAGTTGTTGTTGTGTAATCTGTTGCCATTATGCTACTTTTCCTTTTTGTTCAGCTTGTTTCATTGTGTTGTATAACTTTTTAGAACCTTCTTCAACGCTACCATTACCTATACCTCTTACGGCATCAGCAGTCATTACAAATTCATTTTTAGATAACATAGCAGGTACGTCATCTGCTCTCTCTTTAATTCCAACTGGAACAAAGCCACCTTCGTCTCTGTAATCTCTCTCAACCACACCCACATTATTTTTTCTCATTTGACCTGTAGGTATATCACCTATACCGCCGATTGATCTAAATGTTTTACCTGTTAATTGAAACAACTCTGCATCAAATATAGAAACGTCTTCATTTTTACTAAGAGCTTCATCTCTTAAAATTAATAATTCTGATACTCTGTTAGCACCACCTTTATAACCTATTCTTCCACCGTCTTTTTTACCAATACCTAAACCAATAGTTATTCGTTTTAATGCTCTAGCATCCTGGGGACTACCTTGTGGATTATTTAAAATTTTATATAATTGAGGCATTGTGTAAGATCTACTTGCTCCGCCACTACCTGCAAGTCTTTTAAATAAAAAACTTTTTTCTGCAGAACTAAATGTAATTCCTGCCATTAAATTATCTATACTCTCATCTTCGTCAGGATTTGCTTCAACATCTACAGATAGCATTTCCATAACGCCACCTTCTTCACCTTCTTCTGGTGAACCTAATTTTCTACCTATTCTACCACCGTCTTTAAAAACATCAACCGAATCCCCTAAAGATAAATATTCATAGACATCAAAAAGACCTAAACCCATTTCTTGCATTTCTTGTTTTTGAGCTTTAGAAAGTTCAGAATATGCTAAATACATACGAGCTTCCTCACCTAGTCTACTTTCACTCATTGTTTTTCCAGGGTTTTTTACTGCTTCATAAAAGGAACTAATTCCTTCACCTAAACCTGAACCTGTTTCTTTAATATCTTCTAAAGAAATACTTGAAATTTTTCCTGGTATACTTTTTACGTCTTCATATAACTCCTTAGCTCTTTCTGGATTAAAGGTACCTATACCTATATTTATTGGTTCAAGAGTTCCATCTTTGTAACCTATTCTACCACCATCTTTTTTACCAGCAAAGAAATTAGTTAAGTAACCTGCATACTCTTCTTGTTTTTCAGCTTTTCTAGCTTCATCATAAACTTCTTCTGTAAGTTCTACTCCAGCCTCAGCTGCTAATGATTTAGCTTCTATGTATGAACCAGCGAATGCTACTGCTCCTATTACCGCTGCTTTGTCAATCATGGTTCCACCTTGACCGTCTGGTTTTGTAAACGCTGCTTTACCAAATTTTTTACCTAACTCTAAAGCTTTACCACCTGCTTCTCTATAATCAAAATTTTTAACTTTATCTGCTGCAGCTTTAAATAAATTAAATTCTTGTGACGCTGCTTGTTTAACATCACCTACCAAAGTCATATCCGTAGCGTCTACTAATGCACTTGTTGCATTGTTAGGAACGTAAGATAATTCACTAGCTAAAGCTTCTGTTCCACTTGGAACATATGATACTTCACTAGCTAAAGCTTCTGTTCCACTTGGAACATATGATACTTCACTGGCTAACGCTTCATTAGGACCTACACCTTGAACAGCTTCTGTTCCTCGACCTGAGAAAAATTTACCAAGACCTGTTTCTGTTCCTATAGGGGAACTAAATCCAGCTTTGAAACCTTGTAGTCCACCTGTAAATGCTCCACCATCTCCAAAGGGATTACCTTGGAAACCTGCTCCACCTGCGTATCTTGCTAGCTGACCACCACCGTAGTTCATAGCTCCAGATTTTAAACCTGCACTAATACTTCCTGTTTGATCGAATGTACCTATACCACCCATGGCTGCTGCTAAAGCCGGGTTAAAAGGTGCTACAAACGGTGCAGCCTTAACTGCTATTTCTGATATTTCATTGGGTATAATTTTTCTTACAAACTTTTTTAGTGAACTTCCTAAACCAAAATTTTCTCTAGGTGTAACATTCATAATGCCACCCGCTGCTCTTAATTGTCTGTTCATTTGTGATCTAGATATAGCCATATTTTAAATATAAGTTTAATGTTGAGCAGGCATAGAAATCCTGTAATATATTACTTTATTTGATTTTTTTAGTGTCGTCAACCGATTTGAGAGGTCTGCTACCTTGCCAAAGGTCATCATAGAAACGACCAGTATAAGAGTGTTCTCCAACATGAGTAATATCATCGTTTATATAACCATATACCTTACCTCCGATATCTCTCCATCGCTGACAAAACCCAAAGTCTTCTCCAAAATAACGTTTGGTTTTAAGATCATGTAAAGTATCAAATAAATTAAACATATTAGGTTTTTTTTCTTCTTTACCGTTAATGATAGTAGGTTGAAATATTTCTAATTCAGGGTACTCTTTCATCATTTTTTCCAACACTTCTCTTTTAACTAAAAAACATCCTGTTGGAGCATGGGTCATTTCAATAATTCCATCTTTACTTTCGACATTATTTGGATCTTTTAGTTTAACAGGATAAGTATAAGCACTACGTAAGTAGTCCTCTTGAGTTTTTATAGCATCTTTTTTCTCATTTAATCTTCTCCATGATTTATCCCAGCTAAACATTTTCATAGGATAAGGACATCCTATTATATCTTTATCTGCTTCTAGCATTTTAAATATAGTCTTTGCTTGAAAATCTATATCTGAATCTATAAATAATAAGTGAGTGTATTTATCTGGATGATTTAACATTTCTGCTACACATAAATTTCTTCCTTGAGTAACTAGTGAAGATTTTAATAAAGTAAAACTAACTGATATTTTTTTCTGCCAACACTCTTGTTGAAATTTTAAAACAGCTTGGCAATAGTGCATTGAGACATCGCTATGACAAGGGGTACACAACATAATTTTATGTGGAGAATTGCCTCCAACATTTATAGTTGTTATCGTTTTATCGTTTTCATCAAACCAAAGGGGCTCATTGTTAGTGCCTTTGGGCGAATTACTTTTTTGCATTTATAGCTCCTTGTAAAAACCTAGTCCAAGATGAAGCTTGTTTGTTCCATCCATAATACTGATGTGTGTATTGAGATTGTGAAATTAAATGATGGTGTATAGTAGTTTCATGTAGACTTGCTGCAGCAGCTTCTATAGCATAAGCAAATTTTTCAGCTAAACTTTTGTAATTACTACTGTAGGGAATATACATAGGAAATTCTGCGCCGGTTTCAAATAGAGCTCCATAGTTTGTTGTAATGCAATATAAACCAGCAGCCATTGATTCTAATAAAGATATACAAGAAGTTTCTTCAAAGATACTAGGGTAAACATACATGTTATAATTTTTAAGATTTTCTTTAATGTAGGCGTTTGATTTGTAACCGATATAATTTACATTGGGTAATTTTTTTGCTTGATCATATAAAGCTTGATAATTTTTATCATTATTTTTATGAAAACTTTCTCCGTACACTTCACATGATGAATAAACATCTAAAGTAATTAAAGGATTTTTAACTTTCTGCATAGCACCTAGTAAAACATTTAAACCTCTCCAGGGAGTATTTTGATGTATAATTCTTATAGGGTCACCTTTTTGATAAGGTTTAGATTTTTCTACATTATCTATTCCGTTTTTAATAACAACACATTTTTCTTCTGGAACCTGAAACACCATTCTAAATTTTTCATGAGTCCAATGTGAATTAAAAATATACCAATCATATTTTTTATGGTTCTCTTTGTTTTTAAACCACGGGTATATATTGGGTTGATCGTAAGAATTTTTTTGCCAAAGTATGTTTAACTTTGTAGAGTGTAAAGGTATTTTTTCAGGGACAGACGTAGTAATCTGTACTTGATCCAATAACTCTTTGTTGACGTATTTTTCTAAGTACTCAAGCTGTAATTCAGTTCCGCCTTTAGCCTTTTGATTTATCATTTTTCATCACTTTCTGAAGTATATCTAATCCTTTTGGAGAAACTTGAACTGTTACATCTTGAACAATATCAGGTCCTTCTACTTTCTCAGTAAACTTTTCACCAGTTTTAGTATTTCTAAAAGTGATGACAGTTGTACAATTTATTGTCGGTATATCTTTATCCATTATCCTCCCTATTTATTTCTAATAAACTAATTGTTACATCTGGTCCTGTAATATCTGATAACATTTTTAATACATCATTCTCATGTAATATTAATATGTTAGTAATAAATTCATGATGAGCATCCGCAGCTATGGTTTTTTTCTCATAAAAATAAGTTGTGCCTCCTGAAGTAATTTTAACTGTAACAACTGCATCTCCTGCACCTTCATTATAAACATGAATAGCTTTAGCTAAAGATCTTGAGTTACTAGGAACTGTATAAACACTTTGTTCTGTACCCGATATTAAATCTGTATTTACTTTTTTATATATATTAGCCATTAAACCACGTAAACCTTTCTAAATCTTCTTTTTGATCCTGTAAGTAAGTAGTATTAAGCTGCTGTTTCATAGTTGTCAAGGACTCTATAATTTGTCTTTGATTTTCTACATTATATTCCAAATTAGGTTCAGGTATGTAATTAGTTAATTTAGCCATTATGCTTTATTTATTTTTCTTAAAGTTTGAGCAAAACGAGCTCTTTGTCCAAGCTTACCTTTTGCTTTAGCTGCTTTATTTAATTTATCTAAAGGAATCTTTTCACCTTTTTTAATGTTTAAAGCTTTTCTTAAAGAACCTGGTTTCTTAATTGCTTTTTTAATATTTAATCTTTTTGTCATTATCTTCTTCCATCTGGTTGTGCATCAAGCCTAAAACTACCATAACGCCAAGTTTCACCTGCAGCATCATTTTCTATTTTAATAGACAGTAATCTTCCTCTTGCTCTAGTATCTACTTTATCAGTAGTACTTGTTATTGTAAAGGGACCTAAAGGAGAACCTGTTTGTGTGTCTGAAGGAAAATCAGATATAAATAAAGTTACTTTAGAATTACCCACTAAAAATTTATAGTCAGGCATAAATCTTCTCATAGACATAAATAGTTCCCCATCTTCAATGTCAAAATCACCCGATCTAATAAATGCATCAATAGAAGTTGTACCCGAGCTATTGACTTGATCGGTTCCTATTTCATGAGCATAGTACAAAGAAGCTCCATATGTATTGGTAATTCCTGAGATAGGTGAAAATACTGGAGTCGTCGTTGCGTTATATTCTGTTGCATAAGGTAAATTAAATACACCTTGGTCTTGATAAGTGGTTCTAGCTAATGAACTTGTAGTCCATACGTTTTCACCAAAATTATAAGTCACACATCTATCAATTTGTTCCGATCCCGACTTAGGGTAAAACCAGTTAATTTCTGTGTATAAACTATTTGGAGCTGAATAAATGGTATCTGCTGAATTATAGTTAATACCTAAGTTTCCATTATTTGTAGTAAATACAAAATCTTCAACCAGACAAGGTAAAGATTTAACCGTACCATCGTACATAAAAAATCCTCCTTCACCCGACATCCAATAGACTGCTCCATTAACATAAGAAGCTGCGTGTTGAGCTATACACCCACAATTTGTTCCTACTTGTCTTACCGAAAAAGTAAAAGGTGGACCAACAAATTGAATAATATAAGCTGCAAGATCCGTTAGTACAAAAACATAATCCTTACCTTGAAGAGCTGCCGTAATTTTATTGCCTGTATCCAACCTAAAAGTTCCTGCTGTATTGATAGAGGTAGGAGTGTATTCATTTAAATTTTCTTGGTCCGAAAATCTTACAAACATAGGGTCTTGTGTTGATGGTGTGCCAATAGTTGTTTCTGTTCCAAAATGAAATAAATGTCTGTCTCTGTCTGATACAAGAGTAAATCTACTAGCTGTTGGATTAGCAGAAGTAGAAAAACCGGAAGTAGAAGTAGAAGCTCTGACTGTTCTGGGATTAGTTGCTCCCGCATCCCATGTAAATGTCTTACCATTAAAAATAGTTGCGACAAGAACTTCTCCGAAATTATCTAAAGACCAATTACCAGGATCTAAAACTACATTACTAGTTCCTCTTTCTGTACCCCATGTAGAGTTTCCCCAAAGATACGTTCCCCAGCCATATCCTAATGTTTGAAATGTAGGTCCTATTATTACATAAGGATTAATAGTTGCAGCTCCTGAAGCAGAGGCTGCCCCACTTGCATTAACTCTCATTTGAATTGTAAAAGTATTATCATTAGGAACAGTTAGAATCTCAAAAGCACCTGTTGTAAAATCTATCGCTGAATAACCTGTTGGGGGAGTTACCCCTGAAAAAGTTACATACCTGCCCACGGACAACCCATGAGAAGTTTTGTTAACAGTCACATTATTTTGACTTGAAAAGGTATCAAAAGTTGCTCCAGTTATAGCGGTATCTAAAGGAGTAATATCGTAAAACTGTTCTCCATAATATATAAAAAGGCCTTGAGAAGTACCTATTGCTGAGTATCTCTCTCCTTTTAAACTTGTAAAAGATAACTGAGCTCTAGCGGGTCCTGGAACAGTTTCTTGCCCAACACTTAATTGTTGCCAGCCACCTATTTTTTCTGGAGCAGTATATCTAAAACGTACAAAATCTCCGTCTACCCATTGTCCTGGAAGAGCTGAGGGCACGCTTTGTTTATTGAAACCTGCTGCAAAATCTACTTTTTTTAATGCCATAATCTTGATTATATATTAATAATTAGTATAGTATACATCAAATATGAAAGAAAAAAATACCCTCAAATCAGAGTTTATTAAGTTCTTAGATAAAACGCCTTTACCAAAGGATATAGTCCATTTTCAAAATATTGTCGACTATAAATCACCCTTTTATTTTGACGATTTATTTCAGCTTTTAGAGATGTCTCATTTTAGATCAGAGATAAAACACAATCCTGATGTTGGTGTAAATCACGCTGATGTTTTTTCTCATGTGTTTGAAATTTTTAATGTAAGAAGACATCCAAAAATTAATTCTTTGCATGAACAGCTTGCTAGTGTGTTTCATAAAAATTCAGACGATAAAGATTTTAGACCAGATATTTTTACATCATTTAAGAGTAGTATGGGTAATCCACATTCAGATCATGAAGATGTTTGTATTATAGGTTTATGCGGATCTACGTATTATTCTTTTCCTCATTTACAAAAAGTATACGAAGTATCAGAGGGCGGTGCTATTTATATACCTAAAGGAACACCTCACGCTGCACATTCTTTTAGTAGAAGAATGGTTGTTTCATGGAGTAGATTTTTATGATTATAAAAGAAGCAGTATTAAAATTAGGAGATCTCCAAACACTACACGATACAATGATGTCTGAGAAGTTTCCGTGGTTTTATCACCCACATCAAGCTAGTGTGAAAGACAGTTCTTATTTTTATCATCCTTTTTATTGGAGCCATAACATACAATCAGATTATTTTAATTTAGTGGCTCCTCTAGTAGAGTATTTAAAACCTATAGCGATAATAAATATTAGAGCTAACCTTGTGATTAATAAAGGCAAAGAAATAAAATCGTCTTGGCATGTTGATCAATACAACGATTCTAAACTACAACATAAGACTGCTATATTTTATGTAAATTCTAATAACGGATATACAGAGTTTCAAACAGGAAAGAAAAGAAAAGCAGTCAAATCAAAATCAAATCATATTGTGATGTTTGATTCAGCTATTAAACACAGGGCTGTATCTCAAACTAATTCAGATAGAAGAATGGTTATCAATTTAAATTATTATTAATGTACTTTCCTATTTATACTATACCTAATTTTTATGATAATCCTGATGAAATTATCAAGAAAGCTAATACCTTTGACTATACTCAAGAGGCTACTGACGGCATCGGTGTAAGAACTAAATCACTTCACAACTTTGATTACCCTTTGTTTCATTTATCAAATGATAAGATTCTTAGAACTATATTTGGAGCAGTTCATAAATGTACATACGTAGCTGAGAATGTGTTTTGTAGAATGAAAAATGTTAAAGAAAAAAATGGTAACATACATTGTGATGAAGATACTTTACTCACAATCATTATTTATTTATCTAAAAATTTAAAAAATAGTGGCACTAACGTTTATGACAATAATCTTAATCAATCTTTGTTGGCTACATCTAATGGTGCTTTTAATACAGCGTTTTGTTTTGATGGTTGTTTTCCACATCAAGCTCTACATAACCTAAAAGAAAATCAAGAACGATTGACACAAGCTATCTTTTTCACTAAATTAGATGCACCCTTCTTTCCAATGGCAGAATTAAATAGAGGTAATAAGTGATACAGATAGCAGAATTATTTACAGTCCCAACTTTAAATACTGAAGTCCCTAATGATCTTAAACAATTAAAAAAATTCTGTTTAAATTTATCTAAAAAAAATACCTCAGTAATTAAATCTAATGCGGGTGGATATCAAAGCCCTAATCTACTAGATAAACCTGATAAGATTATAAATGAGTTTACCGAAAGTTTAGAAACACCCCTGCGAGTTTTTTCTTCTTCTCTAAGAATTAAAAAAGATATTAAGATGTCAAACCTATGGATCAATGTAAATAAACCTGGCTGTAGCAATAAATCTCATATGCATCCTCAAGCTATTATTTCAGGTGTTTATTATATATCAGTGCCTAAAAATTCAGGAGATCTAATATTTGAAAACCCTATAGGTAATTTAATGAGCAGCTATTTACCTAAAGCATATGTTAATTCTTACGATAGATATAATTCGTCTGCGTGGAATGTTAGTCCAAAAGATGGGTTTCTAGTTTTATTTCCATCCTGGTTAGGACACTCTGTAGATGTCAATAACTCAAAAGAAGATAGGATCTCTATCTCTTTTAATTACTCATTCTGAAAATATTTGAAGACTTAATCTGTGCGGACCGTGCGAAGCTAAAGCCGATACTGCATGATCAGTGTGATTGCTATTAACAACACAAGTATTGTATTCAGGGACATAAAATTTATTTTGTCCTTTTTCTTTATATAAAAACAAACCTCCATCATTTCTATCCCAAGTCTTATTTAAATATATACTTGTACCCATTTGCCACTTAGCATCATTATGCCAACCAATATGACTTAGAGGTGGCCATATGTAAAACATACAATGGTGTGTATACTTTTTGTATGATTTATTTAATTTCTCAAAACAATTAATAACTCTTTCAGACATAAAAATAGGAAGATCTGTAACTTGTAAAGCTGTTGGATTCTTACCTTTTAAATTATCTTTCCAGTATATTGTTGAACGCCAAATATTTTTGGAGGCGTTATTATCTAGATAAGTAAATACCTCTTCAATTAAATCTTCTGGTAGAACATTTTTGTATATCTTTATTCCCATATTAAAACACCCAACTTACGAATGAATATCTAAGACCTTTTGTAACAGGTTTTATTTCATGGGGAAATAAAAAATTTGATGGATGAATAAGTAACTCACCTGGTTTTAATGTTATCTTTTCATTCTCAAACATCATAATTTCTCCTCCTTCAAAATTATCATTTAATAAACTTAAGCAACTTAAAATAGGAACACCTGTAGGTCCATTATTATGAAAGCCGTGTATGTGATCACAATGTGTTCTCATTTTAGTGTTAGTCGTATATTTATTAAACTTTAATTTAGTGTATCCGTTCCAAGCATCATACCAAGGGAGATCAATATATTTCATATACTGTAATATTTTTGGATGTAGCTTTTTCATAATAGATTCATGTGAAGGTATAAGTTCGGATGTTGTTTCGGGTTCTTGACTACCGTTGTCGCTAGTAATACCGGCTTTAGGACTGTTCCAATAATGCTCGTGCCATTTAACTTCTTTTAGTTCCTCTACAATTGTTTTACATTCTTTTTTGGTAAGTAGTTTAACTTTTAATATGTAATGATTTAAATGTTTTCTCATTCTATAAATAATTTATGTTTAATATTATTCTGTAGTTTTGATCGGTACAAGAAGATCCCGCATGTTCAAGAGAACTATTAAAGATAGCTATTCTATTTGCTTTGCTTGTAATATCTTCGCCGTCTTTTATTTTTGTATAGCCGTTATTCGTATTAATATAATACACCGCCGTTTTACAAGCTATATTAACGTCTTGATGAAAAGCATAGTTAATAATTTTAGATGTTTTTGAAGTATAATTTAATTTAACTCTAAATAATCTTTTGACATTTAACTTTTTAAATATTGGATCAAGATGTTTTATGTAATCAGAAGTGATTGCGCTGTTGTAAACAAAAGTGTGCACAAACTGAGGATAGCTGTCTTCGACTTTACTAGCAGAGAAATACCAAGGAAAACCTTTATCTAATACAGCACTAGATAAATTAAAATAGTCGCTTTGGTCTAAAAGATTATCTATGACATCAACATGTTTACTTATTTTAAAATTTTTATTTATCTTCTTATATTTTTCTACGTATCTATTTAATAAATCATCGCTGTCTTCTGACTGATCTAATAAATTAACGTAACAAATTAAAAATAGTTCTTTATATTTGTTAGCGTGTTTTAAAAAATATTCATCTCTGTTCTTAGTGTTATTAAATTTATAGACTAATGCCTCAGCTTTTATTCCAATTGTTTTTTTAATGAAGCTTCTTTTAACCGCAAGACCTGTTCCAAAATATTGATTACCGTAAATAGAATGGTACAAGCCGGCAAAGCACACATACTTAGGACAGTTCATGTGTTGTAATAACAAATAAAGATTGTAACTGTGTTCAAACAAATTACTGTGAGAATGTTTAAGACCGATAGTTTTTACTTTTATATAATTTATTGGGTCCATTTAAAACCTAGGTTTCCCGATATAGTTACTTGATCTGAGTTTTTATTTACCATGTGTTCAACATAAGAAGGAAAGATAATAATTTGTCCTGTTTTAAGTTGCGGCGTGAAGTTTCTATAAACATAATCTGCACCTATGCAATCTATTAAATACTTAGCAGGATTGAAGAAAACAGTATTTACCTTAGTTACTTTTTCGTAAATAATAAAAGAAAATTTTGAGCTACAATGAATGTGGGGTTCTTGAAAATCATTGTCTTGATATTTGTTTCTCCATATACTTAAGAGATCTAATTTAAAATGTTTGTATTGTTCATGCATTAGATTGCCCATAACATTTAAAATATATTTTGCACTTTCAGGGTCTAATTCATTTTTACTATCTATAGATGTAGGGGTGTTTGATAAAAAAGCTGTGGTGATTTCTGACTTTAATTTAATTTTTTTTAAATCAACGTTACCAATAAATACTGTTACAGGGAATAAATCTAGTTTCATACTTTAGGCAATTCTATGTTCCAATCTATATTAGATTTTAATTCTTCTACTGTTATTTGTTTTAGCTGTTTTGCTTTCATATATTTTATTAACTCTTTCGTGTCTATTAGCAACCAAGAAAATTTATCTTCAAATAAAACTTTATCTGCTTTTGACTTTTCAGATATAATCTTCCCTAATCCTTTGTCTTTATAATCTTTTAGAAAACGAATGTCAAACTTCAGGTTTTCATTAGATCTATTTTTAATAATACCCGACACTTGCCAATCTAAATTATCAAGATTCCATATTGTATTATTTAAGTATTCTTTCGCAAACTTAATATTCATATTGACTTTATAAATCATTTATTATAATCATCCAATAGATAGAAATAAAAATATGTCTGAAACAAGACCTGATTATTGGTATTTTAAAAACGTTTTTACAAAAAACGAAATTAAAGAAATAGATGCTTTTGCATGTAAAAACATTGACGGGGATGAACCCGAACAACACGCAGCTAAAGATCATGACAATAATAAAATTAAAAATGTAGATACCAAGTTAATTTATTGGGGTAAAATAAAACATCTATTAGGTGATTTAGAAAATTTAATTGTACACACAAATGATAATCATTTTGGTTATTCTGTTTATCCATTAAGAGATAAAGATTTTATTAATTACAATATATATTCTTCAAAGACTAAGGGTAACTATGGATGGCACATAGATCAAACTACTAAACAATACAAAGACATGAAATTAACTTGCTTAATTAATATCTCTACTAAACCATATAAAGGTGGTGCCTTTCACATTTTTAATTCAGGTCCATATATTGTAAATGAATTTACTCAAGCAGGAGACGTTCTTGTGTTTAGATCTTATCTTAATCACATGGTTATGCCTGTTGAAACAGGAGAAAGAAAAACATTAGCTTTGTTTATGGAAGGACCATTAATGAGATGATTGTAGAAGAATACAGAAATTTTTTAGATAAAGACTTTATAGACTATTTAACAAATCATTATTTAATTAACACTCAACATCAATATGGCCATGCATCTAGACCTGGTATAACTAAAGGCACGTTTTTTTACACTCAAGTTCATAACGATGGAGTTACTAATTTTGTAACTTATAAAATTATTAACAAATTTAAAGTAAATCAATTTAAAAGAATATACATCAATATGCAGTTTAATGGTATGGATGGAGGATGGCACAAAGATGATGGAAATAAAACTTATATGTTAATGGTTACACCAACTTTAAAAAAAGATTCAGGATTGTTTGAGATAAAAGACAAAGATAATAAGGTGCATAAAATAACTTTTGAACAAAATAAACTTGTTGTGTTTAATGCTAAATTGTGGCATCGTGGATTATCACCAAAAGAGAAAGGGATACCTAGAATAACTCTAGCTTATAAAGGAATACAAAATGAAATATGATGAAATAATAAAAATGAATACAACGGCATGGCCGTTTCATTTAGATAAAATGCCTCCGTATGCGTGGGTAAGAAATTTTTTAACACCTGAACAATGCGATGACATAGTTAAATATGGTAAAAGTTTATTCACAGTTAAAGGTAAAATAGGGGGTACAAACCCTGAAGCAACTGCTGAAATAAAAGGTGCAAGAGATAGTTCTATATCTTGGATTAAACCTGTTGAAGATTATGTTTGGTTATATAGAAAAGTCGTTGATGCTATGGTTGTGTTAAACCATGAACATTATAAATTTGATATGTGGGGATTAGCAGAGTCTTTACAATTTACATCCTACGGACCAAAACAGCATTACTTTGCTCACACTGATAGAGGCACGGGTGTGATGGTAAGAAAGCTGTCCTGTACGATACAATTAACGGATCCTAAAAAATATAAAGGTGGAGATCTTGTAATTTATGAATCTAGAAACGGAACTAACATAGAAAGAGAGCAAGGTTTATTAGTTGTTTTTCCTAGTTTTATGTTGCATGAAGTTACACCTATCAAAAAAGGTGAAAGAAACTCTTTAGTCTGTTGGGCTTCTGGCGCTGCTTTTAAATAATTATTCTGATCTTACGACCCAACCATCACCTGTAGATTGGTATTGGTCTTCATTCCAGTCGTATTGTTGTCCATCATCAGGCACAGCTTGTGGTGGTCTGTAGTCCCAATGTTCATCACTCCATACGAATGATTCTAAAGTTTTATTTGGTTTAAACCAATCATTAACAGGATCGTAGTCAAATCCTATTTCAGCAAAAGTTTTTCTAAATAATTTAGATTGATCTTCATGAGGAACGTTTGTTCCGTCTTTATAATAAACACCTCTATTGGAATTATAAGAAGTTTTTAACCAAGTTCCGTCAGGATCATTTTGATGATTTTTAGCCCAAGCAACTCCTACTGCTTCTGACTCTTGACCATTTTCATCTAGTTCACAGCTGTTGTGAACTACCATGCATTTAGTAACTACGTTATCAACTATTTTTGCGTAATGTGCCATATTAACCTGATAATGTTCCTGATGCTGTGAATGTTAAAACTTTATCAGTACCATCCGTTGCTTCTGTTGGAGATCCTGTAGTTCCCCCTGAAAAACTATCTAAAGGCATTCTTACAATAATTACACCTGAACCTGGACTTCCTGGGGCCTTATCTTGACCTGGAACTAATCCACCTGCTCCTGATCCGCCACCTGTGTTAGCAGTTGCTGGTTGACCTGCTTGGTTTCCTTGGCCACCATTTCCACCGCCTCCTGCTCCGCCAGTTCCGCCCGCGGTAGCACCGCCGCCAGCTCTTTGAACTGAGGCTCCAGTAATTGTAGAAGCTGCACCTGCGCCTCCGTTTGGTGATCCTCCAACTGCGCCAGCTCCGCCGCCGCCTCGAGATCCACCTGCATAACCTTCGTTTGCAGTTCCTGCAGAAGGTGCTCGACCCTGGTTATTTCCACCGCCACCTGATCCACCAACTGAAGATGGGTCATATGGGCCAGCGCCTTTACCGCCTCTAACAGTTGATACATCTGTAATATCAGATCCTACAAGTGTACTAGCTTGTCCTCCTGTACCAACAGTAATTGTGTAAGTTGTGCCTGGGTTTAAAGTTTTTTGTGCTTCGACTGATCCGCCACCACCTGAAGATGAGTCTGAAGGATAAGAAGATCTATATCCGCCTGCTCCACCGCCACCAGACGATTGAGCTTGACCGGAATACCAACCAGGGCCGCCTCCTGCTATTACTAAGTAACTAGCTGAGTAGGGCGCTCTTGGCGCTGCTCCTCCGATTCCTCCAAAACCTGCTGATGATGCTGCTCCTCTTGCTCCAATTATTGGCATGATCTTTCTCCTTCTATTTTATTACGCGAACTGTGTTTGGGTTGCTAATACTGTAAACGCAGCTGACCCAGTTTTAATAATTGTATAAGTATAAGTATCTAATGAGTTTATGTTACCTCCTGATGGTGCTGAACCGCCTGAGTATTCAGGTGTAACAGATGATCCATCAATTTGAACCGCACTGTTATAATAAGCTGTTCCAGTATTAGCAACAATGTGAGCTATTGTAATAGATTCACCGGTATCCATAATTGAGTCTAGTGAATTTGATCCATCACCTCTAATATTTAATGTCCAGTTGCCTGAAGCAGCTGTTGTATAGTTTAAAACAGCTTGTGTAAGAACATCGTAAGCAATTGTACCAGTAGCTGCTATAGCTGCCGTAGTTACTTTTTCTGCAACACTTTGAATTTTACCTTGACCATTGAAAGTTGCTCTGCCAATTCCTTTTGGTGTAATATTAAAATCAATATTAGCGTCACCGCCCACTGCTGCAAGTGAAGGTGTATTACCTGTTGCTGCATTAGTTACGCCAAAATGATTAACTGCTGAACCAGTAGTTGTAAATGTAATTTGCTCGTTAGAGTTTTCATCTAAAACACTGTGTGCTGTATCTATAATAATGTTGTGACTGTTAGTGTCTAAATCTGCTGAAAGCTGTGGTGTATAATCTGAAGATAGTTCTGTGAAAGCTGTATCAACAACATTAGTACCATCTGAATAAACCATTTTAGTACCTTTGTCGGTTGCTGCCCAAGTTACTCCAGTTCCTGAACTAGTTTTAACAGTTACTGCATGAGCACCTGAAGTTGCATTATCTATAACGTATAATTTTGTTAAAGTATCTGGAACAACAACGTTAACTGCACCTCCAATTGTACCTATTAATTTTAATACTTGATTTTTACCGTTTGAAATTGCACCATTTGTGAAAGCTAAAGTAGCACCTGTTGTAATACCAACAGTTTCAAAACCAGCAATTGCTTGTTCTAAAATAGTTAAGTTTGTGTTTGTAATTTGTCCCCAAGTACCAGAGTTTTCACCTGTTGCCTGGATCGTAAGTTTTAAATCTGCGGAAGTACTGTTAGCCATAATTTTTGTTCTCCAATATCTTAATTTAATTAAATTTTATTATAGTGTCAAACACTATTATGCAGCGTTGGTTGAAACTTCCTGCCATCCTGGAGGATTGACTGGTGCTGTACCAGTATTAACTTCGTTCCAAATCAATACATTTGTAGCGGTTCCTAAGCTAGCTGTCAAGCCAAATCCTGTAGGGAATACTACATTAGTTGTTTCAATATTTGATACGGAATTTAAAGCTGCTGTTAATGCAAATCCTGTTACATCTACAGGTAAATTTAAATCAACTGTAACGCTATTTAAGTTTACAGTCATTGTTTGACCATAAGTTGGATCAGCTATAAATTGACCATTTCCCCATTTCGAATTACCCCAAGTTGCATTACCCCAATTCATAGAGGTATCACCAGCTCCTGTATTAGCATCTCCGTGAATAGGGAAAGTATTTCCTGGTGCTAAAGTCATAGCCATTGCTTGACCTGTTAATTGAGCATCTGGAGCAGGATCTACTCCACTAAAGTTTTCAGACATAGCCATAACCAAAGTATTTACAAGTTGATTACCATAAACTCCAAATCCCCAATTAGAGTTACCCCATGTAACTGGAGATTGAGCTGAAACTTCTGCTATAGTAATATTGTCAGCATTAACTGTTCCTAGATTAGCAGACATAGCTATTCCAGTTAGTTGTGCAAAGGCAGGATTAAAGTTTAATTGAGCAACCATCGCTATACCTGTAGGTGTTGCAACAAAAGCAGAAAAAGCGTCTACAGACCCTAAGGCCATCGTAGCTGCTTGACTATTAAGTATTAAACTTGAATCTCCATTTATAGAAACACCACTAAGTCCTTCAGCCATAGTCATAGCTATGCCTGTTACTGCATGTAAATTACCGGATTCACCCCAGGTTTCAATACCCCATTGATCAGAACCCCAACCAACATTTACTTGACTAGTAATAATGATACCATCATTGTTTAAACTCATGCTCATGGCTTCGCCATTATTCCAATCACCAAAGCCCCAAGTATCTCCACCCCAGGCAACATTATTTGGATTAGTAACAAAAACTGTTAAATCTTGGTTTTGATCCCAAGCTCCTTGGTTCCAAGTGTGAGCTCCCCATGAATTAACAACCATATCCATAATACCACCCATGCCAATACCATGCACATAACATAAATAATAAAAATCTGTAAAAGAGGATGGAGTGATTTCTACATAACGAGTTGTGGCTGCGTTGAATGTAGTTGTATTTGTGTATTGAGAATAAGTAACAGCACCATCTAAATAATATGTTACACCAGAAGTTAAATACTGATCTTTACTGGTTGTAGTAGAAAATATTAAAGGATGATTATTGTTTGAAGCGTTACTTTGTTCAAAACGTAAAGATGCATCAGGAACCCAATCTATTGTTCCTGGTCCTGTAGAATTTCTTAGGCCATCTAGATAGAATACATTACCTGTACCTCCACCATAAAGATTACCACTTGCTACGGTGACTGTATATGATTTATCCGCCATAGGAGTCTACCTCCTACTAGCCCGATATTCTTAATATCGCTGCTGTTGATGTTGGGGCTGGAAATTGAATTGTAAACGTACCAGAAGTTGCAGTTTTATCTGCTCCAAAATTTAAAATACAAACTGCATCAGTAGTACTAGACCCTGAACCTGCTGTTGTATTATAAATTAAAGCTCCTCTAGCTGTTAATGTAACTCCAGTAAAAGATCTATCATTGAAATCACATCTTGCGACACCTGCAGTCAGAGAAGTTCCTAAATTAACTAGAGCTCCTCCACCGGCTGTGTATTGTCCAGTGTTTGATACTTCTCCCGCTGTAATATAATTTGATGTTGCTGAAGTTAAAGTTGCTGTAGAAATATAAAGAGCTATTTTAAAAGTGTCACCACCTGTTTGTTTAAAACTCATAGCTCCATCTAATAATTCTTTTTTAAATGAGTTTGCTATTGCTTGTGTTATTGCCATAAAATTTTTCTCCTATTGTTTTCCTATTCGAGGAACACCTGCTTGGTATTCATCCCGTCTTCGTCTTCCCATTTGTTCAATTGAGAATCCTTTAACAGCTTCAACATATTTTTTATCATATTGCTGTAACATGTCAATAGGTCCTTTTAAGAAACCGTAAGCCTCAACTAGGCAGGCATATAATAAGCCATTGGGAAATTGTAAACTTAAATATGTAGTTGTATTAGTAGCCGATAATCCAGTAGGTTTCAAGATATAATTTAACTGAATTGTGTAAGTAGCATTAGGTGTAGGAGCAAAAACTAAAGTGCCCTCATCCCAGTAACCATAGTACTTAGGAACCCCTGTGGAGCCCGTAGGGTTGAATTCAGCCATAAAGTTAGTGTCTCGGTACTGTAAAAAATCTCTGTTGTCTGTTGCGGCTGTACCATCAGAGTCCACAATTTGAGCTGATCTAACTACCAATAAATTGTCGGGAGTATCTATAAATCTAGTATTTAAAACTAACGAAGCTGTTGCATATCTTCTATTATTATCTGAATCTACTTCTCTTAAAATTCTAAATTCAGCATCACTTATAAAACCATCTATAATAGTAGAAGTTAAAACATTCGAATCTACTTCTGTATAATCTCTAATTTTTTGTACTAATTCTGCGTATGTCATTTATTAAGCTCTCCCATCCGTTATATTAACATTTAAAGGACCGGCAATACAACCATTTCCTCCACCTGGGCCATAGCCATCTACTAAAAAAGTACCTGGACTTGTAGCAGGTAAATTATAGCCGTTTTGATTAGTGACTGTTGAGGGCTGACCTCCACTTGGAGAAGTTGTGGTATTTAAAGAAACAACATTTCTTGTTCCAAAAATATTTGCTCCCGCATCGTGATCGCTTGCAATAGTGTTTTTAGGAGTCTGTCCTCTAAACGGTGCATTAGTTCCTCTAACTAAACCCGATAAAGTTTTTGTTCCAGAATTATAAGCTGCATATTGTATAATTTCATTTTCATATAGTCCACTTATAGAATTAATTTTTTCAATCATTATAAAGCCTCCAGTAGAAATAAAACCAAGGTTATCTGTAACAGTCAGAGTTTGAGTCGTAGCATTTATATCCGTTGCTAATGTTGTAGATAATTCTAATTCTTGAATACTTCTTTCAAGAGCAGTTGTAAGGGATAATAAAGGTTGTTGAATACTCATTAATCTTACTGCATCATTTATTTTTATTCCACTATTAGGTTGATCAATAACATAAGTTGTAAAAGTACCACCGCTTCCAGTGGTGATAGGGTTGACTACTAAAAAATCTCCTGTAGGTAGTTCTAATCTGTCTGGTCTTGGATGCATTAATCCTTGTGGATCAGCAGTAAAAGGTTTTGGTTCTAATTGAGGTTGTTTAGGTTCGTATTCAGAAGTATGAACTCTAGATCCATTCCATTCTCTAACCATTTCAGTATAGGGAAATTGCAAACCACTTCGGTCTGAAATAAATAATGCATGTTTTCCTCTAGCTGTGTTGCTCATAATTAGATACTTGGAAAGTAAGTTTTAGGTGAAATATATACACTAGCAGATGAACCATCATCTTCTAAAGCTCTTTTTAATTCATCCTCATATATTAATTTACATTCTTGAATTCTTGGTTGTGCATATTTCATAGCTAAATAATAAGTTAAACCTGCAACCATACAAGGAACAAATCTAAAAGGAACATTTGTTGCATTAGTGTAAGCACCTGCATCTTGAATTCTTTTTTCATAATAAAAATTCATAAAAGCTCCGTTTTGAGTTGCGCTTGGAGTTAGATATACAGTTATTAAAATATGATCTATAAATCTTTGAACAAAATATTGTGAAGGTTGTCCAGTTGCAGTTTTATTAGACAAAGCTTGGTACTGAGATCTATTTACTTTTTCTAAAGGAGAATCAACATTAGAAGCATTTCTAAAAGAAGCTTCTAAAATATCAGAAGCTTGATTTACAAAATTTGTTATAACAGCTGCATTTAAGTGAGTCGCTGCTGTAGTTCCATTTACTCCTCTTGTTACGCCAGTCAATTCTAAGGAATCAAATCCAGTGTAAGAAATATTTTCTGAACCAACATTAATTGCTCCTGAATCAGGCATATTAATTTTTGATGCAATAGTTATTCCAGTTGTAGCGGTTGTAGAAGTAATAGCAGCAGTTAGAGTTGAAGTAATTCCGTTTGAATTACCATCTGCAGTAGATCTGAAAATTTTATATTCTTTTTGATTAGTTGCTAAAGTAATATTTGTATTAGCTACTTCCCAAAAATGAAGACCTCTATTACCCCATTCTTGAAACAAAATATTAAGTGAGCGTCTTGCGGTTTTTAAATTATAACCGCTCATGTCAAACTGACCTAATCTATTGTAAGACTCTTCAATTACTTCATCGATTGAAAAAGTTTTGTCAAATGTTGTAGTGCCTGAAGTAACATTGGCCATTAGTTATCCTATGTAAAGGTTATAGTAACACCAGGTGTGTTTGTTAAGTCTAAATAAACACCTTCTTTAAATAAAATACCCGAACC